CGTGGACATCGTGCAATAACTGCGGCGACGCCCTGGTCGGCGGCCCCATGGCCTGCCAACTGTGCGGGAGGGAAAGAAAAAGCATGATATCGTTCGTTTTGCCCTGCGTGCCCACTGCCCAGCAGAGGGCGCGGCACGCCATGCGCAATGGTCAGCCCATGGCCTACAAGAGCGCCAGTCAGAAAGCCAACGAGCGGACGCTGGATGCCCTGCTGATGCAATATATGCCTGCCGCGCCCCTGGCCGGGGCAATCTCGCTCGAGTTCCGGGCGGTGTTCCCCGCGCCGAAAAGCGCGGGCAAGTCCCGTCGGGCGGCCATGCTGCGCGGTCAGCAGTATCACACGCACAAGCCCGACCTGGACAATCTTGCCAAGCAGCTCAAGGACGCCATGACCCGTCTGCAATACTGGTACGACGACAGGCAGGTGGTGCGGCTGATTTGTCAGAAGGCATACGGTGAGACCGGGCGCTGGGAAGTTTGCGTGCGGGAAATGGGGGAAGCATGAGCGCAGAGCGTGAAATCAAAATTTTTCTTGCTCCCCGGCATCTCCCTTCCCTGACGGCCATAGCGGATAGATTCGAGCGCAGTCCCAACACCGTCCGCGAGTGGTACAGACAGGGCGCTCCCATTGCCTTTGACGGCACACGGTACAGCGCGGAATACAACGCTCTTCAGGCGTGGTGCGTGGAAAACAGCGTTCGTTGAAAAACCTGTCAACCCCATCCCTGCTTATCTCTCCCTGTCTGTGCCTGTCCCTGCCTGTCCGGTGTTTTTACCCCTGTGCTACACTCCCGGCAAAACCGGGAGTTTTTTTATGGCCGAGGCCATTGAACACAATGAGATTTTCCTGAACCGGCTCATGCGGCATGAAGGCGCGAAGCGTGCGCCGGACGGTTCGCATGTCGCCTATCGCTGTCCCGCCGGGGCGCTGACCATCGGGTACGGGCACAATCTGGACGCCAACCCCATCGAGGGGCTGGACGCTCTTTCCGTCATTTCCGAGGCGCGGGCGCGGGAAATCCTGATTGCGGACGCAGCCGTGTTTGCCGCCGCGCTGGACGAGGAGATCCCGTGGTGGCGCAGGCTCAATGCGCCGCGTCAGGCCGTGCTGCTGGACATGGCCTTCAACATGGGCGCGGAGGGGCTTCTGAAATTCGGGAACACCCTGCGGGCGGCGCGCGAGATGCGCTGGAAGGACGCCCGCGACGGCATGCTGGCCTCGAAGTGGGCCGGGCAGGTCGGGCGGCGCGCGAGCGAGCTTGCGGAACAGATGATGACCGGCGAATGGCAGGGCTGACCGTGGCGTTCTCTCTGGATATGGGCGGCTGGGCGGCCGCCGGAGTGCTGGCCGTGGCGCTGGGCGGAGGATGCCTGTGGTTCCGGCACGAGGCGCGGCAGGCGCGGAAAGACGCGGTGCTGTGGGAAAGTTCGGCCAGGGGCGCGCTGGCGAGTCTGGAAGAGCTTTCCGCCGCGCGGATCGCCGCGGAAAACGCGCTGGCGGAGCATCGGGAAAGAGTGCGCGGGCTGGAAAGCGAGAGCGCGGCCCTGCGGGCGAAGATACGGGAGGCGAAGCGTTATTATGAGACCGTGCGTCTGTGGTATGACGATCCTCTGCCTGTGCCTCTGCGCGGCCTGCTCGCGGACGGTGGAGATCCCCGTGCCGCATCCGGTCAGGGTGACGCCTCCGGCGCATCTGCTGACGCCCACGCCGGAACCCGCGTTCCGGGGGACGACCAACGGCGACCTGCTGGAATGGGCGCTGGAAAACCGGGAGGCGCTGCGCATGTGCAACGCGGACAAGCGGGCCGTTGAGCGGGCGGGGAAACCATGAGCATCATGGAGCAACTGCAGGGGTCCGGCCGGGCCGCGGAATACATTTCCCTGTTCGGGGAACTGCTGCCGCTGGGAATGCTGTCGTTCACGATAGCCTTCATCGCGGGGCTGTACCGCCTGCGTCTCGCTCCGCTGCTCCGGCAGCCGGCCAGGCTGATCCTGACCGTCGTCAACACGCTGCTCTACAGCGCCATCACCGCCTTCATGGCCGTCAGCGCCGTGATGATGCTGCCGTATGTCATTCCCGATCCGTCAGCCAAACTGGAAGTGGGCGTACTGATCATGGTCACGCTGTGCGGGGTGCAGCTCTATGTCTTCCTGGCTTCCAGACTGACCGGAATCCCCCCGGAAAAAATCGGCGGGATGCTTATGACGAAGGAATTTCTTGCGGAGGTAAGGGACGGCATGACTCCGGAACAGTGTCGGGAACATGCGGACTTGTGCCCGTTCAGGCAGGAGCATGAGGAGCGTATCAGAACAGAGAAAGAGCAGGGACAATGAGTCAGGCGTCTGTCATGAATGAAGCGCAGGAATGCAGACCTCTTGTCGATATCGGGACGCTGGCCGCGCGGCTGAAGGCCGAGTTGGACGATGCCATGCAGGCCCGGAAGATGGTGGAAGATCGCTGGCTGCAAGACTTGCGGCAGTATCGGGGGCAGTACGAGCCCGCCATGCAGGAGCGCCTGAAGAAATACAGGCGTTCGCAGGTGTATTACCGCCTCACCACGCAGAAGGTGAATACGCTGGTGGCGCGGCTCATGGATTTGCTGTTTCCCCAGAAGACGAAGAACTGGGGCATTGAACCCACGCCCGATCCCATGCTCCCCGAAGATGTGATCATGTCCGAACTGCGGGACGAGCTTGCGGCGGGCGTGCAGGAAATCATGGGCGAGCAGCTGGCCGGGTTGCAGGCGCAAAATATCATTCCCGATGCGTGGGCCGTGCAGAATCTGCAAGCTCAGGCACTACAGCAGGCATACGCCAGGCTGGACACGCGCCCGGTGCGTATCCGTATTGCCAGGGAAAGGGCGGCGGAAATGGAGCGGGTCATTGATGACCAGCTCAAGGAGTGCAACGCCAATGGTCTGCGCCGCCCGTCCTGGCAGCAGAATTGCCGGGCCGTGGTCAAGGATGCCTGTCTGTACGGCATGGGCGTGCTCAAGGGGCCGCTTATCGAAAGGACCGAGACACGGCGCTACCAGCCCGCAAAGGACGCTTACGGCAATGTGAGCTGGCGGGAGCAGGTGGTAGCAAGTTTCCTCCGGCCTTATCACGAGGCGGTTTCCGTATGGGACATATTCCCCGATCCCGGCGCGCGTCTGCCCGGTGAACTGCGTTTCGTGTGGCAGCTCCATCTCATGACGGACAAGGACTTGCGGGAACTGGCGCGTTTTCCCGGCTTCAATGCCGGGGCCATTCGCAAATACATGCGCGAGTTCGCCGATGGAGACGCCCGGCTTGAGGATTGGGAAGTCCAGACACGGGAAATCAACGAGGATAATCTGGCCGGGGGGGAACTGCGGGGCGCCGGGGCGGAACTGGCGGAGGAAGATGACGACAAGGTGTTTTCCGCCAATGTGTGGATGCTGGGAGACACGATCATCAAGGCCATGGTCAACCCGCTGGAAGGCATCGACATCCCGTACTACTTCTACCCGTTTCAGCAGGACGACACCTCGTTCTGGCCGGAAGGACTCGGTTCGCTGCTCCGGCATCCGCAGGCGGGCGTCAACGCCGCCGTTCGAGCCATGCAGGACAACGCGGCGGCCAGCTCCGGCCCCATGATCGGGGTCAACATGGCGGCGCTTGCGCCGGACGAAGACCCTACGGCCATTCTGGCCAACCGTGTTGTCCTGTTCGACAAGTCCGGCCTCAATATCAGCGAGGCGTTCCAGGCCGTTGTTGTGCCGAGCTGCATCGAGCACAATCTCGCCCTGGCGAATTACTGGAGCAATGCGGCGGACGAAATCAGCACACCGCGCTTTCAGTCCGGGGACGGCAATGTGTCCGGGGCGGGCAAGACGGCCAGCGGGCTTTCCATGCTCATGGGCGCGGCCAATATTCTGCTCAAAGATCACATCAAGGATTTCGACGATTGCGTGGTCGCGCCGTTCATCCGGGCGATGTTCAGGTGGAATATGCAGTGGAATGAGGACGAGAGCATCAAGGGCGACTACGAAGTGGTGGCCTCCGGCTCCCAGAGCCTCATCGCCAAGGAAGTACGGGCGCAGCAGATACCGATGCTGCTCAATTTGCTGGGGATGCCCGTATTTGCGCCGTACCTGAAAGAGAAGGCGCTGCTTGAGGTGACGCTTGAACAGACAG